ATCGGTGATAAGTGGACTGAAATTGATTCAAACGGTAAACTCAGTACATATGGTGATTATCCAAACTTGAGTATGTATATTCGTGTTGGTGACTTCGCTAATATGGAAAAAGATGGGGTATTTAAATATCCAAAAGGTGTGGTTCCAATGGGTCACGGTATATTAAGAAACCCCGTACCTGGTGGAGCAACTATACCAGCTGTTCAATTTAAAGCAGACCAAACCGATGTAAATGGTACTTTTGACTCAAGTGTAGCGTTTGGTATTGACCTGATTAGTGACCACGTAAAAGACGATAACATTCAGTATCTATCTCCGATTCCAGTAGGTTCTGGTACAGGTAGTAACGTAACCATGTCTCTTGAAGACCAAGATGGTAACGATAATGCTAGTGTTTTAGGTTCAACATTCTCAGATGCTAGTGAAAAGATAACACTATCTCTATCAGCACTCGGTCAGAGAAAGTTTGTTGTTCCATTCCAGTTTGGATTTGATGGTCAAAACCCAGCTAGAGAGTACAAAACAGGTACCGATATATTAAGTAACAACACAATGGGATTTGATTTATCAAGTGGTACAGCTAGTGGTTCAGTAGCATATAAGAGAGCTATCAACGCAATCTCAAATCCAGATGAATTTGATATTAATTTGTTAGCTACACCTGGTGTGGTTCATAGATTACACTCATCCGTAACAAATCACGCGATATCTAAAGTTGAAGCTAGAGCTGACGCGATGTATGTCATGGATGCAGCGGGATATGATGATACAATCCAATCCACTATCAACACAATCAAAACACTTGATACGAATTATGCAGCGACATATTACCCGTGGGTTAAGATGGTTCCAAGAGATTCATCAAGACCAATTTGGGTTCCACCATCAGTTGTTATTCCTGGTGTTATAGCTAACACGGATAGGGTAGCTCACGAATGGTTCGCACCAGCTGGTTTAAATCGAGGTGGTTTGACATCGGTAACTGAAGCTAAAATGAAACTGACTCATGCGGAACGTGATGATTTATATGAGAACAGAATCAATCCAATAGCTACATTCCCCGCACAAGGTGTTGTGGTATTTGGACAGAAAACACTTCAATCAAAACCATCAGCGTTAGATAGAATCAATGTTCGTAGATTGTTGATTGCATTGAGAAAGTTCATTGCATCATCATCAAGATTCTTGGTATTTGAACAAAACAATCAAGCACTAAGAAATCGTTTCTTGAACATTGTAAATCCATACATGGAACAAGTTCAATCAAATAGTGGATTGAGTGCGTTTAGAGTGGTAATGGATGAATCTAACAACACACCTGATGTTGTTGATAGAAATCAATTAGTAGGTCAGATATTTATACAACCTACTCGAACCGCGGAGTTTATAGTATTAGACTTTGTTGTTCAACCAACAGGGGCTACTTTTCCAGAATAAGTAGTGTAGTCCTCCTTTCTATGAAAAAACCCTCATTTCGGTGAGGGTTTTTTTGTTTTTATTAAAAATTTAATTAAATGATATTTATTATTGAGTTAAATAAAAAAAGATTTTTTACAGGAGATTGTAAATGGCTACAATAGACCCTAATGAAATAATGTTCACACCGTTTGAACCTAAAACAAAAAATAGGTTCATTATGTATATAGAAGGTGTTCCAGCATATTTAATTAAGGCTGCAAACAGACCTCAGATACAGTTTGAAGAGATTGTGTTAGACCATATTAATGTAAAACGATACATTAAAGGAAAAGGAGCTTGGCAACCTATTGATATTACTTTATATGACCCAGTGGTTCCGAGTGGAGCACAAGCCGTTATGGAATGGGTTAGATTATCACACGAATCTGTAACAGGTAGAGATGGATATTCAGATTTTTATAAAAAAGATGTAACTTTTAATATGTTAGGTCCAGTAGGTGACATAGTTGAAGAGTGGAAATTAGTTGGTACTTATATAGAAACGGCTAACTTTGGTGACATGGATTACGCTACAAGTGACCCAGCAGAAATAACATTAACACTTAAATACGATTACGCAGTATTACAATTCTAGGAGAATAAAATGAGTGATTGGATAGTAGCAAATTGGGAATATATTTTGGTAGTTATTTACGCATTAGAAAAAATCGTAAAAATGACACCAACAAAATATGACGATATCGTTTTCGATATGGTTCTTAAACCTATTAAAGACAAGGTAATGCCTGGTAAAAAATAATTGTTATTCACTAACAATGGTTATATTTATAATTGGTTTTAAAAATTAATCTCACATAGGAGTCATTTATGGCTGAATATAAATTCCCTACAGAGATGGTAGACTTACCATCCAAAGGGTATTTCTACTTTGATGGTCATCCACTATCAAGTGGTAAAGTAGAGATAAAATACATGACCGCCAAAGAGGAAGACATCCTTACCTCTCAAAATCTAATACAGAATGGTACAGTTATAGATAAGTTGTTACAATCATTAATAGTGGATAAATCTGTTAAGTTAGATGATTTACTTATCGGTGATAAGAACGCTATAATGGTAGCCGCTCGTATTCTTGGTTATGGTAAAGAGTATGAGTTCACATATGATGATGAGGAGAAATCAGTTGATTTATCAGAACTTGAACCACTTAAATTAGACTTCAGTAAATTTACTCGTGGTAAAAATGAATTTGAATTTAAATTACCTACTTCAAAACGAACAATTACTTTTAAATTATTAACTGGTGGTGATGAAAAAAAGATAGATGATGAAATAAAGGCTAGAGAAAAGATTTCTAAAACACAAACACCTGTATTAACAACTAGACTAAAACATATGATATTATCGGTGGATGGAAACGTTGAAAAATCATATATTAATAACTTTGTTGATAATGAGTTTCTATCAAGGGATTCATTGGAATTTAGAAAGTACTTATCTGAAATTACACCTGATATGAACATGACTACAAACATAGTTGGTTCAGACGGGAAGGAGACAGAAGTGGTGATACCAATCACCGTTCGATTTTTTTGGCCTTCCACCTGAATATAAGGTAACGATTCACGAACAAATCTTTCAAATAATTCTTCATTCAAAAGGTGGTTTCACATTTAGTGAAGCTTACAACCTACCTATATATCTTAGAAGTTTCTACCTAAAACGATTACAAACGTTTTATAAGAAAGAAGCCGATGAGATGCAAAAAGAACTCAACAAACATAAAAGTACAACTAAAAGATAATTTTTTGTATAATTGATATTTATTATTGAGTTATAACACTTAATTTAGTTGGAGATTTGATAATGGCAAAATACATTGTGAAAGAAGAAAGTTTAATAGATAAATTAGTAGGTGCTGTATTTGGTTCTGTTGCTAAACAAGCAAAATCAAAAGCCATCAAAGATTTGTCGTCTAAAGACCCTGAATTCGCTAAAAAAGTAAAAGAATTAGAAAAATCTCGTAAAGATATGGAATCCTATATCAAAAAAAATAAAAAACAACTTCAAAAAAGATATCCAGGAGTTTCTGGATTTTAATACAAATCATTTAGGAAGATAAATGGCAAAAAGAGGTAGACCTTATAGCGGACAAGCTGAAGATTTGTCAACGATAGTAAGTCTCGAAGAAAAGTTAGTACAACTTGGTAAAGAGAACTTTGGTGCTATCAACAAAATGCTTGGAGCAACTTCAGACCTAGCTAAAATATCAAAAACTATTACTGAAGAAGGTAAACTTCAACAAGGTATTGGTAAAGATAAAGTTAAAACTTTATTAGATGAATTAGAAGCTAGTGAAGAAATAAGAGATGCCATTATGGATACTTCACCTGGTGTATTTAATATAGCGGCTGGAGCTAAAAAGGGTCTTGATAATTTCAAACTCATGGCTAAGTCAACTCTAGGTATTGTAGCTATAGCGGGTCTTGCAGTAAAAGCATTCACAGAATTTCAAAAAACAGTTACTGATACTCGTAAAGAGTTAGGTGTATCCTTCACTCAATCAGTTGGGATTGTTGCTCAAAATAAATTATTAGAACAACGAGCAAAGGGTTATGGACTAACTTTAGAAGAAGATATTTTACCAGCTCAAGCTGCGATACGACAAGATTTAGGTGCTAGTGTACAAGAATCAATCCAACTTAGTTTAAACTTTGCTAGAACAGCCGCTGCAACTGGTCAAACTGCAGATGAATTAGGAGGCACACTCTCTATAATGGAGTCAATATCAGGTGCTAGTAGAGATGTATTATTAAATCAAATCAGAACAAATGCAGCTATAATTGGTCAAGCTGGAGTATCACCTGCACTTGTAATGAAAGATTTAGCTAGTAATGCTGAGTTCTTTGCTTCATTTGCTAAAGATGGTGGTATGAATATAATTAATGCTGGTGTAGCTGCTAGAAAACTTGGTTTAGAGATGAGTGCTGTAGCCGGTATATCAGAATCATTACTTGATTTTGAATCTTCTATTGAAAAACAATTAGAAGCGTCATTATTACTTGGTAGAAATATAAATCTTGATAAGGCTCGTCAATTAGCTTTGAATAACGATATTGAGGGAGTACAAAAAGAGATATTAAAACAAGTTGGTGGTGAAGCTGAATTTAATGAAATGAATGCTATACAGAGAAGAGCATTAGCAGAAAGTGTTGGTGTGAATGTGGAACAATTATCAAGATTGGTAAGGAATAATATGGCTGGAGCAACTGGAGCTGCGGTCGGAGCTGCAATAGGTGGTGGTGACCCGTCAATCGGTTTACTAGAACAACTTGTACAAGTTGGTAGTAAAACTAATAGAATATTAGCTGAGAATTAAAATGGCTTTAGTAACAGATAATATACAAGATTTTGTTAAAAGAGTACAACCAACTCCTG